AAATGGAGATTACAAAAAGAAAATATGACGAAATAATAGGACAAACGCAAAGTCAAATAAAATGGCTTGAAAGTGACATAGAAAAAAGACAGGGAAAGCTTGATAAATTGTTGCGTGGAAATAAATTCAAATCCAATGCCAAAGCCACCCAAGTAATGATCTCTGAACGCCTACTCCAGCAAATCCAGCAAGCGCAGCCAGAAGTCAAAGAAATCCATGAATTATACTACGACAAAGAAGACCGCAAAAATTATGCGGTTTTTTCTGTTAAGCACGACAAACAAGAAAACTTGTACAGCGTCGCTTACAATTTTGACGGCGAAAACCTCACCATATCTGACTACGCAATGCCAGCGCGTCTTGATAGACAATATATAACCGATCAACCCGCAAGGCAACCGCCGCCAGCGCAACACCAACCGCAAACGAAACAACCAAGCAAGGCGGCAACCCCGCCACCGAAAGGAGAAAAGAAAATGCCGTTTTTCAAAAAGAAGCAGCCTAAAGCAAATTCACAACCGACAAAGTTGTCCATGCGCACGAACGAACCTAATCCAATGATGGATGAACCTTACGATACGCCTACCTATGAAATTTACGACGAATTGGTAGACCTCGAACCCACGGAGATAGCCGCAGGGCTTACGGCTTACGTCGCGCAATACCCACCAGAGGAAGCAGTAGAGTATCTTGACGATCTTTACCAAGCTGCTGAGTACATTCAAGAGTACTGTAGTGCAAAAATGGATGAACTTGGCTATGAGCCGTCTGTTTATGATCAGCCAGATATAAACATCGATACAGACGAATATATCCCGGAAGACGTCGAGGAAGACATTGACGAAGTGGTACAGAAATTAAACCATCGCCGTCAACGCAATAACAAACGTCGCAAGAAGCCGCAACCAGTTATCAACAGAGCACTTGCGGAATTTCAAAAAACCATGAAAGAAATGGGAGAAAGCCCCACCGATCTTGTGGCTAACATGAAAAACTTTGCTGAAACTAACAAGAAGTGGCGAAGCGAAACAGTAACATCAATATCGGCGGCAAATCCCGCGATAAAGCGCAACAAGTTGGAAGCAATGGATAACGAAACACTTGTCGGACTCGCACAAGGCTTGAAACTGAATGTTGAAACGCCTGTCAGCTATGCACTAAATGGATTTCAGAAACAAGCAGAGCAAGTCGAGCCATTCATCAAACAAAAGACAACCCTTGCGGACGCAATGAAAGCTAACAGGACGGGAGGTAAAAAGTAATGTACAAACAAGGACGCAGAATAAGAAATGATGCTAATACGACATACAACGTCATTAACGTTGCGGGTACGTCGAATAAATACGAACAAGTATTACAAGACATCCCCACACATGTTACACCAGGTTGTGCTTTGATACCTTACCAAGGCACGCCCACAAGCGCAACATCTGGATATGACGGGGCAATGGGATTTGTTACCACACCTAAAACTCCTATAACGGGGAATGTGAAAGTTAGAGTGCTTGACATTGGCGGTGTTTCAGGACTTGCGATAACAGATGAGTTTGAGGAATTGGATCAAGTGCCAACACTCTCAAACGAATCTGGCGCACACTGGAACGTTCGTATCGCCAGCACAGAAACCGTGGTAGAAGGGCAATTCTTGACTATAACCACTAACGGATCAGGTTTATTCACAGCCACAGGCGCAACCGCCGCTAATGCCGTGGGAATTGCGTGTGAGCCACTTGTGGTTACTGACACTAGCTGGCCATCTTATATCAAAATGGAGGTGCTGTAATGTCTAATATCCTTGTACCATCCTATATATCGACAGGAGGCGCAATTGTTGGTGATATGCCGTCAAGCGTTGGACGCACATTGCTTAACAACAACATGGATTTCAACAGTTTGCGCAGAATTCGTGCCAACGGCGGCATAATGCCGTATGAATCCAACTGGACGCATTATGATGATTTAATTATTCAGGCCGCTATGCCTGTCATGAATGTATTTTCCGACCTTGACGAAGCAGGGCTTGTAATACGCACGAATACGCCGCGTCACCGCGTTACTGAATGGGTAACGTCCGGTGATAGGGCAATGGCTAATGTTGGTATGGAAGTTGATTCCGAGATTGATCGTGATCTTTTGAACTTTGAACGCGTAAGATTGCCCCTGCCATTCATCGCAAATGCATTTAGACTTACCATGCGTGAAATCGGCGACCTCGGAGATGGTATCAACATACAAGACCTTAATGCACAGGATGCAGCTAGGCGTGTAGCATTGCGTACAGAGGACATGTGCGTAAATGGCTATCCACATAAAATTGAAGGTATGGTCATCCCTGGCATGAGAACTTTCCCGGGCAATGTACCGATATCTTTCACAACGCCTTTCAACGCTGAACATGCGCCGGATATGCTTAATCGTCTCATTGACGAAATGGAAACTCGAGAGTTTTTTGATGCTCCGACTATCCTATACTTGCCAACTGGCATGTCAAGCGTGCTGAATCAAATTGTGCCTGATACAAACGGGCGGCTGCTCCGTGAACATCTTGAACTCATGACGGGTATTGACCGCATTAAGACTACAAGTCGCATGCCAAAGGGCGAAATGGTTCTTGTGCGTCTTGCAAGTGATACAATTGACGTATTGCAAGCGCAAGATATGATAACAGTAGAATGGGATAGTCGTGGCGGAATGATGTTTGACTTCATGGTGTTGACAATTCTCGTTCCAAGGATTAAAGCTCGTCAAGACGGGAAGGTTGGAATAGTACACGCCACATTTCAAACGTGATAGATTCGCAGAGTTTCGCAAGCAATTTATAACTGCTTATGATATGCCTATTATTAATGATAGTTTTAGCGCGTTTGACGTGCCTAAACGTGTATTAAATGCCGTAAAAACAGGCTTCAAAGAAGCTACTACCAACGATATAAAAACGTTTGAGCAAATAAGGGGTGATTTATACGAAGACTGGTAATGATACACACAGAGTTGTGAAAGTGGGATTTGCTCGAGAACATCCCAAAACCAAAGAACGGCAAGAATACAAAATAGGTGATACAGTTGCGCCTACAAAATCGGAATTAAACGCTTTTACGGGATTTTTTGAACCGTTAGAAGACAGACCAGATGAGCCGCCGCAAAGACCACAAAGAGACGCGCGGACAAGGCAGGGTCAGGATAGCACGACAGAATAAGGCTGTGGGCGGGGTTCGACTTCCCCGCCGTGCTATAAAAAGCAATGGGAGAAGCGATAATATGAAAACAAGAAATTTTGTAAATATGTTAATATTATTATCACTTGCTTGTTTGCAAATATACTTCATAAGAACTAACATTTTCGCAGAAACGCCTTTAGTGGTTCATTTATTCTTTACGATTTTATATCTGTATACAATTTGGAATATCCCACGGCGAGAGGATTGTTATATATGCGGCGTAGAATATAAAATATACTGTTTTCGAGAATGCAAATCAAGACGTATGATGTATTTTGGACGTACTGATGTTTGCTGGGAGTGCTTGAAAGATGCTGAACATTCTAAAGAATATATTCCACAAAAATCAATCAACAATCCGAATCAGGACGCAAGCCGAAATAGACCGACTTCGCACTAACTATGCCGCCGTGGATACTATTGCGGAAGAGTACGCCCGTGTATTGAAATACCGTGTACGTCTCATGGAAAACACTATGAACGAAGCTTTTGTCGAGAAAATCGCCCCGATATTTCAACGTTATCAACGTGAGGCTAGGTTAGCTACTAATGACGCTGATACACGCGAAATGAAGCGTCTATTAGCGCGTTACACTGATTTATTAGAAGCTGAGATAGCAGCCGTTATTGTGGCTATTAACGCATTGTGGGAGCCTAGACAGCTTAGAGCAGCATTGTATGCATTTACGGACACAGTAAACGAAGCTTCACGACGCTATATGCTTAGTGCAATGCTTGAGCAAGTTGGATATATTCCACAAAGTTATCAACAAACTGTGGACAACGGTGTTGATGAAATTCTTGACGATTCAGAGGATGACGCACTGGACTATGTGCCGGTTATCGCTCGTGAATATCAAGAACGTATAGAGACTGGGTTGCTTGAAGCCCTGATAGGCATGGCAACAGCAGCCTATGTTATGTCGCAACTTGACGAGTGGGCAGATATGGCAATGCGGAAAAGTGATTTTGTTGCTGTAAATGTTACAGGTGAATTGCTGCATGAATTAGATCAGCAACGAGCGAAAAACTTAGATTGCGAGATGTTTGAGTGGCTAACAATGAAAGATGATAAAGTAAGAGATCATCATGCCGTTTTACTTGGTAAGAGATTTAAGTGGACAGAGGGTGCAAAGGGTGCAGGGGTGGATGGGCAGGCGATTTGGCCGGGTACTGAGTTTCGGTGCAGATGTAAGGCCGTACCAGTGTTTGACGAATGAACATATTTATATTATAATTACATCAAAAAATAAAGAGGTGAGTTGTGATAAATGTTATATACAATCGTGGCGCAGATAGTAGCTTTTGGGATGAAATCTGGAATAGTAAATCTAATGATAAACAACCAAAAATTCGCGTAATATCTCATAAAAATTCGCGTAATATCTCATACCATGAACCCAGAAGACGGAAGTGTTTCTATAGTAGTTAATGTATCAGAAGATTATATGCAAGACTTTTTGGCTTGTCTTGAAGAATTAAAAGTGCCGCTCAAATAACGGCTTTTTATTGCAAGGTGGTAAAACATGCGTACAATAAACATCCTTTCAGGCCTACCAGGTTCAGGCAAAACCACATTCGTCAAAGAAAACGCTAAACAAGGCGATATAGTCATGCACAGGGATAATTTCCGCAAACTACTACAAAAGCGATGCCCCCGCCAAAAAGTTACACCTAATAGCAAGTTTGAGTTTGAAAGTTGGACGTACAGCATAAATGCTAATTTACGCAAGCCTAACGACCTTTGGATAGATCAAACCACTCTAGGCATGAACAGCTTGAAAAAACTGCTTAACGGCATGAGATTAACGCGAAATGACCGCATTATCGTACACGTCATAGACACAGCCCTTGATGAATGTATTAAACGCAATTCTGCACGTTCTTCGAGTGAATCAGTTGCGGAAAACGTCTTGAGGCACATGCACGCAAGCGCAACTAAACAGCCGATAACGCAAAATGCTGTTAATCGTATGTTTGGACGTGGAATAGAAGTCATAGAATGGGAGGCGTAGTAATGTCAAAACGTTATGTAATCCCATACGGCAACAATGATCCGCCTGATAACGGCAATAATAACAATGGAACAGCGCCGCCAGTTGGTGATTGTGAATACCCTGATGTTTTAGCGGTTATACGCACTGTAGGACGTGAGTTTGCAGAATGGACAGATGCGGAGGTGTGCGAGTTTATTCGCTTAGGTATACCGTGGGCGGCCAGACAGGCAGCGCGACGACTAACTACACAAGCTATTGCATTTATGGCTATGCACTTGATGAAACTTACGGAAAACATAGAAGATGAAGCATTGTACGGAAATGCTATAAGTAGTATCAGCGAGGACGGCGGATCAGAAAGTTACGCAATGCCGCCTCAACCTTCCGTCACCGATCCATTAGCCGCTCTAAAAAGTACAGAATATGGAAAACTTTTTTTAAGTTCAGTTCGTCAACCCCTATTGATAGTATGAGGCTATTCAAATAATAAAGATCATGGATATAATCGACGATGAGTTGCGATCATCATTTAACCGCCCAATGCTGATGGCGGTTTTTAATTTTCAAAGGTTTAAATGTTCCTAATGGCAGTTAGACAGCCATTATTGATTGTATAGGAGGATAAATATGTGTAGAGCGGAATTTGGAAAGTTGTTGCTGAGTGAAATAAAGAAAGATTTAAAAGAATTAAAATGCGTGGTTGAAGAGTTTGATCGTGAAAAATTAACGCTACACATCGTTACTTTTTGTGACAGGAATAATCTTGCAGAAACACAAAGAAAAGCAAAAAATCTATTTCCAGCAAATATTTTATGTTATTTCAGACATGTAGAATAGGCCGCCAAAAGGCGGTTTTTTATTGCCCAAAAGGAGGATATCATGCAACCCGCACACGAATGCACAGTAACAAAGAACTACATTAGATTTAATCCCGATACTGGACTAATTGAATACACAAAGCCCGGTGACGTTGTTCAAGTCACGGATAAAGAATTAGAGGAATTCTCAGATTGCCTAGAAATAAGCAAACCAACAAGATCACGCTCACGAAAACAAGTAGGAGGTGAGGAATAATGCCACAATTGCCCGTTCCTGTCCGGCTTCCAGGCGTCTATTTTGACATTCGTTCCACATTCCGATTAATTCCCGAACGTATATCTCCCGGCGTGGTTATCGCAATGATACCGTTTCCGTGGTATATCGAAAATACGCCTGTAGATATTCACAAACGTGAATTTTACGATGTAAATTACGCTGGGAAGCTAGGATTTACAGCATTTGACTTTAACGATCCGCATAACAAGAAAGCTTCTGCCCTTACAGCCGGAGCGGAAATATCAATTGTATTCCCACAATATACCAACGGCACAGCTGCAACTGGAGACCTCAATGGCTTAGACTTTGAAGCCGCGCGTCTTGGTGAAGCTGGAAACACGTTGCGTATGAATATCGTGCAGACTGACGACGACTATTCCGTGGTGACGTTTTTCGGCACAATCCCACGTAGCGTTGACGTACAGCAAATACGCACATGGAATGATTTTGTTGATCGTGGCTATGTCAAGGTGCCAATTGAAACAGGCGGCGGCTATCCACCGGTAGAGACAGGCATGATAATTTTCGACGGTGGCGACAATGGGGATTTGCCACAATTTCCTATGAGAATGGGAGCCTTTTTAGAAAGCGCGGCGTATTTAGCAGGGTCTGGGCTTGCGGCAGACATACCGCCGTGGACTACGATAGCCTTTAGCTCCGAACTTACAGATACTGACCATCTGCAAGCACGATCAGCGTTCCGAAACTGGTTAAATCAGCAAAACATTGATCACCAAGACAAAATGCACGGAGTTATACCCATCGAGTGGGCTAACGGCATTGACAATGACGATATTACTCAAGTCGATCAAGAAATTGAGCTTAATAACGAATGGTACACCATTGGCGAATCTGTTCTTTATCGTGCTGGTTATCATGCTGGAAGTTTACCTAACCATAACGAAACTAACGACGTTATGCTTGACATGACAAACGTTCGCCCACTACGCAACCGTAGACAACGCGAAAACGCTATCCGGCGTGGTATATTCTCGTATGTGCGTGATTGGGATGGACGTTACAAGGTCGAAGATGACGTTAACAGCTTTGTATCGCTTCGTGTTGACAAAAATCTCCAATGGACATCTAACCGCGTAGGGCGTACTTTGCGAGAATTTATGCGGCGCGTCCATAGGCATTTCAACACGCAATTTAAGGGTCACGTAGATAATACGCTTGCTGGAAGATTAAAGTTTCGAGCGGTTATTAACCAGATTTGCGAGGATTTCGTTACTTTCAGCATGATGGATGAGCATGACATTGAAAAGATTCACGTATTACCCGGTGCAGGGCCGCGCACTTGGCGCGTGGAGTTTCATGATGTGGTAATTGTGGATAGTGTTAGGGATTCTGATTTCAACATGAGTATAACATGGTCGGTAGACGTAGAATTGTAAAAGCATTGACAATGGGTAACGATTGTGCTCCGGGCGGTTTTTTATTTTAACAGGAGGTGACACATGCCTAACGGCGGCAGAAATATATTTAAGCGAATAGTCGGCGACACGGCTGTCCGAGCGTCGGAACACGTCTTGGACATATCAATTGACGGATCACCCTATGCATTACGCGGAGAAATGGCCGCGTTTGCTGTTGCACCGAATACTAGCAATTTTACTGTGCGTATTCTGGGCACAGGCGGCAAGCAATATAACGATCAGGCTATATCCAGTCATACATTGACAATAACTTACAATGTGGGTACGGATGGTAGCTTGTGGGATGACGTTTGGATGCGTAAGCTTAATGGCGAACAGCCGGAGATATCCATTATATCCACGAAAGAAGACCCACGTAGCGTTCGTAAGAACGGCGGACGTGTCATGCACTGGCAGAATTGCCGAATAGTAAATCATGCTGCATACGACGATGCCAACGGCGGCGGTACAACAAACGCTGTAGAGGGTACGGTAACTCTGGAGACTATGGATACTCCGGTACTAGTACAGCGTTTTAGACCTGTTCAAGAAATAAGGAGAGGCAGTTAATGAGATTAAAATCGGATGTTTACAGTGAAGAAATGATTGGCGACACGTCAGCAAACAATGTCCTTGACCAATTCGACGCTATATCAAGCGCAGACGAATATACGCCCTTGGAAGTTTCAAACCGTGGGCGTACCATTACGTTGCATATTAAGCCAGCGGACTACTCTGACCGCGTACATCATCAATATGCGTTACAGCAAGCCTTGTTAGCTTCTATGAACGTAAAGGAAGCCGTACAGGTAGCGCAAAGCGGTGAAGATGCTACGGATATCGCCATTGACGCCCTAAAGGGCTTGAACTTCGAGCTTGAAAGCGCGGCACATACGAAATTTGCTTATTCTTTGTTGGCGAAAAATATCAGAGAAATTGCAGAACTTACGGATGAACAACTGTCGGCACGAGGCGTAACACGCGAAGAGTTTGTAGCCAAGTTTCTTGACGCACTTGCAACTGAGACCGTCTACAACACAATAATGGGACTTGGCAAGAAAAAAGCCGACAAGCACGCAGATAAGACACTTGATATCGCAAATGTAGTAAAAAACTAGCATTCGGCATAACCAAAGATTTCACGCCTCATGATCCTTATGCAATGACGATGTATAAGGTGGTTTTAAAATCCAATTTTAAAATATTACCTTGGGAATTTCGCGAAATGTCGGAATTTGAACAAGGCGAACTCATGGGGTTGGTTATGCCGGAGGTTGAATACGATTTAGAGCAAACAGCTAAAAGAGTAGGAGAAGAAAAGGAGAACGAAAATACTCTTGACTATTAGTCAGACAAGGTGTATAATAAGCATAGGCTAGAGCGGCTTAATTACCCGCTGACGAGGGGTGTATTCCGAACACCCCTCCTACTGTTAAAAATCGGAATACACTACGGAGGTGTTATTTATTATGGATTTTATTGAACGCGCATTTCAGCAAAAGAAGTAGAAAAATTAATGAACCAAGACGTGGGTATTGCTTTGTTTGACGATGATAAAAATAACGCAGCATTTTCATTTATTGTTTGGCCAGATATTTACAGGCCAAACTTTGCTTGTTGGCACGGTGTTGATAAAAAAACAGGGATGAGGTCTGTTAGTGGGCCGCCGATCGGCATAAAAATGGCCATAGAATATTATAACAAATTAAAACATACTATATAGGGGATCTGACAATGTCTAATATATAAAGTACGCTAATAAACAGCGTACTTTTATTTTGCAAGAAGCGGGGGTGGACATCATCGCAGGTGAAATTCGGAATAAAATCGTACTTGAGGACGGCATGTCGGCCACTCTCGAAGCAATAAACGCTAAAGTTAAAGCGGTTTATTCAACATCTAAAGAGCTTCAGTCCGTGTTTTTGAAGTTTCCAAATTTAATAAATGAAACAAGTGCAAGCGTAGGCAAATTCAAGGAATCGTTTGGCGGCATTGAGGAACAAGTTGGCAAAATAGCTGGTGCATTTGATACGACAGGATCAAGCATCGAAACCGCTATTGATATGGCGGAGAAGTTGCGTGAAAGAACGTATAGCGTTAAAATCGCTTCCGATTACCTAAAAGAAAGCCAGGAAGCACTAAGAGAGCTAAACATAGATATCGGAGAAATATCGGAAGACATAAAAGAGACCATAGCTGCTAAAGTGGAGATCATCCATGAAAAGGCTGAGGCTATCGAAGAAGTAAATGAATCACTAGAGAGGACGAAACAAAAAACCACAAACAACACGCGCGGCATGAACCAAATGGCGCAGAGCATAGCACGGTTGGGTAGCAATCTTGGTGTTATACCGAAACAAGTCTCTATGATTGTTTCGGGTGTTATACAGCTTAATAGCGGACTAAGTGCAACTAAGTTTTCGTTGGTTACTATATCGAAATTAATTGCGCCTATAACGTTGGTAGCTACTAGCGTTATGGCGATTTTATCTATACTTAGACATTTTAGGCAAGACACGGATGAAGTTGTTGAATCGTTTGACGGCTTGATTAGGTCTGCTAACAGTTTAACCCGTGAAAGTGAATCTTTATCTCGAAAGCTTGAGGAAAATATTGCATTAATGGAGCGTATGGCTGGACTAGGAGCTAGTGATGCTTTACTAGACAACCTTAAAGCACAAAATGAAGAACTAGAAGAACATGCAAGATTATTAAACATTATTGCAGCCAGACAACAACAACGCGCCGTTGAAGATATTATAGAAACATTAACCGGTCAAGAATTAATAGGTATCGGTTCTTACATGTCAGATAGGCTCAGTGATATGACTGAGGAAGCATTAGAAAGGCATCGCCGAGAATTAGAATTTCATGGTGTTGTTGGAGCTAATATTTATTCTGATTCATTTATAGAGACACTTCAACAGAACTTGGACGATTGGGAAGGTCTTACAGAACTTGAATTACTAGACCTAGGGGAATCTGTACAAGGGCTTTATGAATATATGGACGCTTTAAGAGACGGCGGTGAAGAAGCGGAAGACCTAATTAGAATAATTGCAAATATGGTCAACCAGTTCAATAATCTTCCTGTAAATATTAATAGAGCAACAAACGCTATATCTGAGCAAGCTAAAGAGTTGTATTACCTTGAAGCAGCCTATAGACGTGCTAACGCTGTAATGGCAGCACAGGAACAAATGGCTAGAAGAATCACAAGATCGTTTCGTAATACCTATGATGCGGCTAATACTATGGCACAGGCTCATAATACAGTAGCAAGTGCGTTAGAGGGCATGAATAGCGGCTACGGTGTTACAATTGAACAATTTGACGCTATTATGAGCATAGCTCCAGAGCATTTGAATTTTCTTTTTGATGAACATGGAGCGTTGCTAGATGTTGAAGATGCACTAGAACATACAATACAGGCATACATGGAGCTTGAAACTATACGCCAAGTAAATGCGTTTCTTGATAGTGTCGGTGTTTGGGATGAAGAAACAGGCGCATTGATATCTTTAACTTCTACGGTTGATGATGCAACAGAAGCAATGAGAGAATTTAAAAATGCTCGACTATCAGCATTGGCTGCAAGCGTGGCGGCTGGAGGCGAATATGCAGAAGATGCGGCACGAGCACTTGCCATAGCCGAACAAATTATAGGTTTTGGTGTATCTGCTAGAGAGCGCGCGGGGCGCGATCCTATGGGGCTTGTTGGAAGTGCAAGAGGCACACGCTCAAACCCTGTTGTTGTTCAAGATATTGAAACAGAGGGTTTTCGCGGTGAAATGGTTCAACTATGGCGCGACATAAACGAAGTGCGCTATGTTCGCGGCACATATCAGCAAGGCGGTATGTCAATGCCGCCGATAACTGTAAATAGCCCGGTACAAGTTTACGCCGCCGATAATATGTCAGCTAATAAAGTCGTAGATTTGATATATCAACACGCCGGACACGTTGCGGCTAAAGAATTCGATCAGTGTTTTAAAAGCACACTACGGCGATACGGATAATTTTCTTAAAATAATGCTTGACAACCATGTCTAAGTATGTTATCCTCTTTTTACAAGTGTAGTGGCTTGTAGCTAAGATGATAATATGTGGATGATCCGCCTTATTATATTGGAAACGCCTAGCAGACCACTACCTGCTAAGGCGTTTTCTATTTTAGGAGGATTTGATTTGAAAAAAACTGTAGCAATTTTAATGCTTATCGTGCTTATGTCTTTTATGGGGTGTGCGCCTGCGTTAGAAATAGATACAAGGTCAGAATTATCTCCACAAATTGAACGCACATTTCAAGATGACATTAACAGTTTGACTGCGTATTGGGAAATTTGGAATAAAGATTTAGACATTTCAAATTGGATAAGCAGTGAAGAAAATGTTATGATCTGGAATATTGAAGCATCTCGATATTTGTATTTTTACAATAGCCGATTGACTTCTCATTTTCAATATGAGGCAGACGCTCGGCTAGAGAGATTGAGACAAATATGGGAAGACAGCTCAAAAGAATTTGCGGAATTTGTAGGGGGGCATATAATGCATTGGACTGGCGAAATATCTACCCGAGTTGATGTTTGGGATGACGGAACCTTAATATATAGTTTCGTCAACGGCGAAAAGCAAAGACGTCACTAATATCATAAGCACAAAACTCTAACGACCTAATCCGACATATTATCATTTTAGCGTGTAACAGGGGAAGCAGACAATAAAAGTCTGCTTTTCTTGTTTTGTGAGGTGAACTATGATACAATCATTCCGTGACATACAAGCATTACCCATCGAACCACGCCGTGAATCATCTTATACAAGTGCATACGTCCATAGCGTTGACCGTTTGGGTGGGGAAACGTCTGTGTTGCGGGGTAGTGCAAATGGGATGGAGGCCGTGAGGCAGGCAGTTCACACTATATGTCATACTGAAAGATTTGCATATCGCAATACTCCCTGGAATGCTGGAATTGAACTTGAACAATTCATCAACAGAAGTCCTAACTATTTTCGTGCAAGAATTGGAAATGTTGTAAAAGATGCATTAAAGATGGACGATAGAATAGTCGAAGTGCATCTTTTGAGAGTTGAGGTAATAGGGCCAAGAAGCGTTGCGGCATGGTTTAAAATTGTATCTGTTTTTGGGCCATTTGAATATATGCTTGATGTTCCATTGTCGAGAAGTCAGTATTGAAAACATAATATATTTATGATATAATAACCTCATCGAACGCAAAGAAAAACAAAAGGAGGTTATTGTATCATGCGTTTTATTGATTTGACTGGACAAAGATTTGGCAGATGGCTTGTTGAAAATAGGGCAAGTGACGTATCTGGTAGATCAGCATGGAATTGTATATGTGATTGTGGAAATACAAGAGTAGTTGTTGGAAATTCTTTAAGAGGAGGAAGGACCATATCTTGTGGTTGCATTAAAAAAGTGTTATCAAGCAGGCTCGTTGACTTAACAGGACAGAAATTTGGACGTTTATATGTAGAAAAAAGGGCTGAGAATAACGGCAAGACTGTAATGTGGAATTGCTCTTGTGATTGCGGAAACAGTAAAAAAGTTGCGGGTGCGTTATTAAAAAACGGCAGCACAAAGTCATGTGGCTGTTATAATGATGAAAACAGGCGTGCAGTTAATACGACACATGGCAAATCAAAAACGTCTTTGTACAGAATATTTGCAACCATGAAAGACCGTTGCTATCGTAAGAATAACAAAGATTATTCTCAATATGGTGGCAGAGGTATTAGTATTTGTAATGAATGGCTAGAAAGTTTTCAGATTTTTTACAACTGGGCAATTTTAAACGGTTATAAAAAAGGTCTTGAAATAGACCGTATAGACGTAAACGGTAACTACGAACCGTCTAATTGCCGGTGGGCAGTTAGGGTTGTTCAAAATAGAAATCAAAGAAACAGAAAAGACAATGCAAGCGGTACTCGTGGCGTGAGATTTAATAAAGATAATCAGAAATGGCATACTCGAATAAGTGTTAATAAAAAAGAGAAGCACATAGGTTACTTCAACACCTTGGAAGAAGCCACACAAGCTCGAAAAGAAGCAGAACAGAAATATTGGACATAACCGCCGCAAGGCGGTTTTTTATTGGAGGTCGTCATGTCAAGACCAATGTCAGCAGGGTTGAGGTTATCTCAAGCACTAGAAGAGTTAAGAGCAACCATAATATCACAAGTATCAGTAAATCGTGATAATCGTAATTTTGATAACCTCTTAACTGCGCTTATAAGCGATCTCGACGATTTATCGCGTACTCGTATGGCTACTGACTTCCCGCCGATACTTCGCCGCATGTTCCAGCGCCTAAACACTCATGAAGATGGCACACCGATTGAATTGCCATTTGACAGCCGTTGGAGTTCCGCTGAATCACAAGTTATGTCTCCGATTGCGATAAGCGTTACTGAACTTGCGCAACTTGTGGAGCTTTTGAAACGTCAAGTTTTCGCATATTCAGCGTTTGGAATAAACCTTGACAATTTAGGGCGTGACTATGATTTCCCGCGGTTTGACGCAACTCACGCTATAAGAATAGGTTTTACTGAAACTCGCGGCGGTATTCGTGCTGACTTCCCTATTGGAAGTCTTTTTGTTGCTGAAAATACAGGACAGCGACGTATTGAGTTTGCCATACATGAAACACATAACGGTGACGTACTTTTCAGATGTACAGAACCAGGCGACATAGGAAATCTTTACGAGGGCGATTTAATCCCTGGACAGCCAATAAATAATATCGGCAGGGCAAGCATAACCGGGACGTTGCAGCCGGGAAGAAATAGAGAAATAGATGAGCAGTATAGACGTAGGTTCTTAGCATTCTTGCGCCGGCGAGCTTTCGGCGGTAATGTACAGCAATATATACAGGAAGTTCAAGCGATTGCCGGTGTAGGTTCTGTCATGGTATTTCCTGTTTGGCGTGGCGAAGGTTCTGTGCGGATCAGCATATTAGACGGCGAAAATCGTCCAGTTACGCCCGAATTTGTAAATTTAGTGCAAGAAATTATAGACCCCGTTGAAAGATCGGGAGCGGGTGCGAGTATGTATTTATTTGGTAGGTCTACTTGATAGAGAGGGTGACTTCTTGAAACCTTACATCGAAGAAAGAGCAATAAACGTAGCTAACTTTATCATTACTCATAACGCAACGGTACGCGAAGCAGCAGAGGAAAACGGCACATCTAAAAGCACAGTTCATAAGGACGTTACGGTGCGCTTGACAAAGATTAATCCAAATCTTGCCGTCGAAGCGTGCAAAGTGCTTGAGAAAAACAAGTCTGAGCGGCATATTCGCGGTGGTATAGCTACAAAAGCGAAATATCTTGCAAATAACACTTGACATAGTGTTATTTATATGTTATTTTATTTGTAGATGTGTGAGAGCGTCTACAATACAAGAATAATCGGTCAACCGATTTTCTATATAACCCTGTAGGGCCTCTCACCTCTATGGGGTTTTTGTTTGGTCACAGCAAGGGATTGTAACACAAAAGCCGAACGAGCCAATGGAACGGATTGTCGCAGTTTTGTGGAGCGAGCCAAAAATCGGATTGTAACACCTCCATTGAGTGAACCAAAATTGCTGATTGTAACAGCAATAGGGAGTGAACCATCACACTCGATTGTAACAGGGGCAGCGAGTGAACCAGGCGAGGCGATTATAACATTCTTTTCGAGTGTATTGTGAGAGGAGTACTACCATGAGCCAACAAGTGGAAGCATTAACAAAATTAAACAAAGATATTAAAAACGCAAGCGTCACATTGTCAGATCAAGAGGCGCGATATCTTGTTGATACTTATTACCAAATGCAAGAATACCGGAAGCGTACAGACAATCAATGTCGAAAACTGGAAACAACGCCGGACGGTGAACCTCATGAAACATTAGCATTTTTTGCAGATAATTTTGACACGCTGGAGCGCAATATTAAAAGCGTACTTGAAAGCTATGCAAAGTCTAAACCTATAGGGCGATGGCTGTTGTCTATTTGCGGTATCGGCCCTGTAATTTCAGCCGGATTAATGGCACATATTGACATTAAAAAGGTTCAAACTGCTGGACAGATACAAGCGTTTGCGGGTCTTGATCCAACAAAGGAGTGGAAGAAAGGCGAGAAAAGGCCTTGGAATGCCTCATTGAAAACCTTGTGCTGGAAAATCGGTCAATCGTTTGTGAAAGTATCAAACAACGATAACGACGTTTACGGTAAGATATACAAACAACGCAAAGATTATGAGCTTGCAAAGAATGAAGCTGGCGATTATGCGGAACAAGCGGCGACAAAACTTGAAAAATATAAAATAGGCAAGGATACAGAGGCGTATAAGTGGTATAGTATTGGAAAATTACCACCAGCGCATATACAGCAAAGAGCAGAACGATATGCTGTTAAGATATTTTTAAGTCATTTATTTAGCGTTTGGTATGAGTTAGATAGAGGCGAAAAGCCTCCTAAGCCATATGCCTTGGCAATTTTAAACCATGCGCATGAAATAGAGATACCTAATTGGCCAATGTGATGAGTGAAACATGTGAAATGATAGTAGCAGAGCGCTGGATTGAAACAAGATCAATGATAATAACATATCTCGCGTTTGAAACAAGATAAGCGATAGTAACACACGAAACGATTGAATACCACAATAGATTGTAACACAGTCTTAGATTGAGCCAAGTACCGAGATTGTAACAGGCTTGTAGAGCGAAACAGAAAATTAGATTATAACAAGTGGTTGGATTGAACCATGCAAGTCGATTGTGACATGAGTATGGATTGAAACAAGTTAACAGAGCATAACATAAAACAAGATTGAGACACAAGCGTCGATAGTGACATTTTAAGGGATTGAAACAGTGTCGATGATAGTAACAATTGGAAAGATTGAAATAGATTTGTGGATTGTAACACGATATATGATTGAAACACATACAGAGATAGTAGCATAACTGGTGATTGCAACCCGCATAAATGCGGGTTTTTTATTATAAAGGTGATATTATGAGCATAACTAACAACGATATAAGAAACGTACTGAACATAGGCAGCCCTCTCCTTTTAGGCAGAATGGCAGGGTCTTTAGCCCGTAGACCACGCGAAGATGAATCCTGGATGGGTATTGCCCCTATAGCCCATCGCGTTACGGTTACAACACCCCTTTGGCTTGACGTTAATGTCAATGTTCGTGTTGTTCCGATTTTTAATATCCAAGTTGGGCAACTTGAAAGCGTTTTTAACGAAATTGTCGAGCAATTCTTTGTCGAAGCCCGACAGAATGTTGTAGACGAATGGGAGCGATCGTATTTCAGCAATGACGGTATAGGAAATGCGTGGGTGTTTGTTCGACAACGGTTTGAAGCTTTGTACGCAAAATACAATGACCCTGAAATATTGGACTTAATGCACTATTTTCCGTCCGAAAGAACCGTCCAAACTCATACATGGTGGACGATACTATTCCCGCATGTTTTGGGTGTGCGCTTGCTGGAGACGCGATTGATTTCCGCGATAGATTTTCAAAATATACTATTTAACGGCTTTTTCGATCCAAACGGTTTAAGAATACAGCAAACGCAAGACGTGCAATACATGCCGCGCTTTGGCACTTTGGATATTGAAGAAGTTGATTATATTGATCCACAACAGCCGCCGCAAGAATTGCCGGATATGGTGCAACGATATTATACGACAGGCTTTGATATGCCAGCAGTTGGGTTGACTGAGATTAAACCATAAGGCGGTGCTACATGTTCCTTGAAGAAATGTATCAAAAGAAAAAAGAATCAGAAATAGTGCCATTAACAATGGGCATAAGTGCAGTCGGCACGGTAATTCCCGTTGCGGACGTTAATGCCCTTTGCGAACCTCCAAACATTGCAATCTTATTTGATCGTGTCGGGAATAATGTCGAGACTTTCAAATATGAGGGCAAGTCTGCCAATGCCCTAACGAACGTCACACGCGGCTTGAACACAGTTCCTCGCGCTTGGACGCCGTGGAGTGATTCTGATGGCAGACCAATGATAAATGTTACTAACGGTTTGACTTCGCATGAACATGATATTTTCGTGCGGAATATCCTGAAATTGAAAACAGAAATTGAAAATATAGACGTTAGCGGGTTGCCGTCTGATTTGCAAGATACACTAAATGCGCTTAAAGCACGCCTAGACGATGTTGAAAGCGATATAGCAGATTTAGCCACACAAGCAAGTGTAAACGCATTAGATGGGCGCGTAGACGCATTAGAGACGGCATTAAACGCGCTTGATATTGACGCTTTGCAAGATGCTATAGACCAAATAAAAGATTTACTTGACGACTTGCCGCCTGACTGGAATTTCTTGAGGGCGGCTGATTTAATTCCGATAACTGACAGACTGGATGATATTGAAAAGCAACTGGAATGGGAGGTATGGGACTAATGGCACAAATAACCCAAGGTATACAATCAAATCCCGCCGCCGTTATTCCTATTCAAAATGGGCGGGTTATATGGAATGTGGTTTTAGATAACGAACACATAAGCCTTGATTGGCAGGGCGAACGCATTGTCATGGCTAGGCCGGGCAGTGGAACAACAACCGTCCCTGCAAAAGAATATGTGCGTGATTCTGGCTATAATAAAGGTCATTTCGCGTATTTGGGAAATAGATTATTTAGGATTGCATCTAGCTTTACATCTTCCAATCTAGCCACTGTAGACGCAAGTTTAGCGACTGATATTACAGCAGGTCGGCTTGTAGAAGTTAGCGGTGGTGGGATTGCCGATGTTGCAGATTTAATTTCTGATAATATCGGCAATGCCTTAACTACGGGGACAGACGATTTGCTATTCGTGCCTGCAGCAACTACAACGGGTGTACAGAGCGTAGGAACGCCAACAGGCGAAAATCTCATAGCGGTAACAGGAACAGGAACAGCCCCATTGGTGGGCGCAACACAGAGGCTTATAAACGCTGTAATAGACGCTGAATCTGCATTGCAAGCGGCTGATTTGGACGACAAAATGGTACTTGTTTCGACTGCTGATGAAAATAATATTGCTATATTTGACTATAACGGGCAAGTAATAGACAGTGGTAAGTCTTTAGATGATATTGAATCCGGCATAGCAGCCGTTGGAACAGACGGTTTAACAATACAGGGTGATGGTTCAACTAATAACCCTCTCCACGCAACACAGATAATATTTAACTCAATGCCGACTGTCGCACAACTGGAGACTATGCAAATGCCTGACAAAACACGGTTTTTAGTGCGCGGAGATGATACAGGAAGCGGCGGCGGTGTTGTGCCTAGTGGAGATATTCAGCAATACACATATGTTTATAGGATGGATGAAGTGAAGTTGCATCCTGAGGGCTGGAGTGACCACCTTAAGAACATGATGACCATTGACGCATCTTGGGCTATTCCGATAATAGCCTCAAATGATGCGGCTGGACGTGGCAAATATGCAGGTATAAAAGTATCAATACAAGTTCCTGATTCTTTAGATCCGCAAATGCAGAACATGTTAGGGTTAAACGTGGATATAAACGAGCCGTTACCGGATAGTTGGTGGGAAGACTTCAAGGACGTGCGTTCCGAACGTGGCGGCTACGAAGCGTCATATCTTAAACCCGAAGGGATTTACAATTTTACTTTCAACGACAGTGTGAATAGTTGGGCGCAAGTTTGGCGAGTAGACAATGACGGAATGTACAGAGCGGGTGGTAGCTAATGGAAATCCTAAAACCTTACGTATATGAAAACGGCAAAATAACGCCTGAATTTGCGGGTGGCGGTGGAGATGTTGATACTTCTGATTTAGTTCGTCAAGATGATTTTGACGATGCCATGAACGCAGTAGACGCAAGGTTTGACAATAAAATGCCGACTGCCCCATCAGGCGGCGGCGTTTGGGGCGGTATGGGTAATGTATGGTATCAATTAGTAAACGTTGAAGAACGAGCCGTTATATTGATGGTTAATCCTGTGGCAATAACGGAAACAGACGGACTTATTGAAATTGACGAGGACGACTTTGCAGACAATGACACATTTTGGGTACATTTCAACGGAGCGCAAGTCCATTTTATTAAAGGCGAACCGATTACGGAATTGTATCAAATTGGTGCTGATTCAACGGTATATAAATTTGTGTTTAACGATACCGCGAGAACTGTCACGGTTACAGAGGAAGCATTTATCCCTGATGACGGTACGACAGGCGGCGCAACTCCGGCAGAAATAACGGCGTTGATAAATGCTGCAATTGCCGCACATGATGCATCTGCGACGGCACACAATAACCGCTTTAATCAAGTAAATACTAGCATAACACAAGCTAATGACCGCATTGATACCGCGGCAACGGATATATCTAACCTGAATGCCAGAGTTGGTACAGCAGAAGCAAATGTTAATAGCCTGACAACTCGTGTCACAACAGCCGAGCAAAATATAACCTCCATAACAGGCAGAGTATCTAACTTGGAAGGCTTAGGTTTTAACCGTGGTGTGTTTGCCACTTTTGCGGCTGTGCCTGATAATGAATCGGCATTTACTGAGATATTTGTCAATGACTTTATACATGTATCAGCCGATGAAACACGAGGTGGCTTGCCAACACGATATATTGCTTCGGCGATTGATGGCACTACAGGCGAAATTACATGGCAACATCACTTTACATTCTCGTTGGACATCACAGGTAAAATGGACTTAGTGCCAACAGCAGATGATGATAATGTTGCGATATTCAAAGACGGTCAAGTTATAGATAGTGGCAAAAAAGTGGATGAGCTTGGCGGCGGTGGCGGTGTCGCTGGTGACGCAACGGTTAAACCATTTACTGTTTTGGCTACTGCATGGACTGGTATAAGCACAGTTATACCCGGCTTTACAGTACAGGCAGATATAGCGGATAGTGATGTATTGGCAAATAGCAACGTCAATATCGTATTTACACCAGAATCAACGGCATTGGCTTTAAGGGCAGGTGTAATGAGTGCTGGTAGCGTTTCTGTAGGTGCTGTGAGGGTTTATGCACGGCGTAGACCTACCGTTGATTTAAGTGGTGGTTTGATAATATTTGGGTAGGCAGGTGAAATGATGGGATTAGCAAGTATAAACACACAATTTAACATAGAACCATTCGGTGGCTTACCCAGATACAGCATGTTTAACGGCGAAGCATCCGCTAATTTAACCGCTGGTGATAGGGTTGTTGGGTTGCATGGTAGGATTTGGGGCGATGAAACACAAAATAATGCTTTACGGATACCCCGTCCCGCACAGATACCAGCGGGTCAAGGAATTAGCGTAGCATGGTCGCCTGATAGGAGGTATATGGCAGTAGGAAGTAGCGCATTGCCTTTATTATTAATCTACGATTGGCAGAGCGGCGCGCCTGTACGGATGCCTGACCCCGCACAGTTGCCGGGCGCTGCTTGCAATGGCATAGCATGGTCCCCAAACGGGCGATATATGGCGGTTGCTCACAACCAAAGTCCATTCGTATCAATCTACGACTGGCAGAGTGGCGCACCTATACGGATACCCGATCCTGCACAGTTGCCAGCA